GCAGCTAATCCACCGTTTGGTCTATTCGATACTGCTAAATCCAAGATGGTGGCGCCTGTACCAACCCAATCAGTAACATCGGTTGGAGTATCTTCGACACCATCAAGAAAATAAGCAACTTGATGTGATTTAAATTGTTTGTTTAGTTCCGATGCGATTACATCGGCTAATTCATCTTTATTAGACATAACTTCTCCGAGCAGAAAGGGATGAACGACAAAAGGAGGAAAGTCAATCCACCCCTTTTCCGCGGTTTTATTTAGGAATTAAATAACTTATCGAAATCGTCTTCAACATTAGAGGACGCTTGAGAGGCAACCATTTCTGGTTCTTTCTTCTCAGGAGTTGATTCCTCTGTCCCACCATCAGGATTTAAAAAGGTCGATAAGTGCCCTTTTAAAGTCTCAAAGTCTGGCTCTGTGTAGAGTTCGACAATGTTAGGTTGAACGGTAAGTAATTTCTTACTCATATCCATGTCTTCAACGAGTGCCGTCTGATTTGGTTTCACACGAATGGTAGTCTTACCATACTGGTTACCAGCCTCAGCAGCAGTTTGCCTCTCCACAACGATATCACGACCTGTCATAGGATCTGAAATATCACCGTAGTCTGGATCAGCAATAATTGAAAGAAGTTCTTGGTAAACGGTTTTACCGAATCCCCACCATTTCACACCCTCGGATTCCTCTCCCCTAGCGATTACAGGAACAAATGTTCTCATCTTAGGTTCGATTCTCTTACCTTGAATCCATTCATCTTTATCGCCAGTAGATTTAAGCTTATCGGCAAATTGTTGAACTGGATCAGGTCGTCCAAAGGAAAGTGGTGAAAGCACCGTTTTGTTCGGTACTAATGAATAGTGAAAAAACAACTCTACGAATGGGTTGTCTTTATTCTCAACGTAAGGCGTAATTCTTATCTGTGTCTTACCAGCTGGTGGTTTCCAAAATGAATTAGCGGTTGAGGAAGTGCTTTGTAACGTATTCAAGCGTGACTTGATGGCATTAATGTCCATATTTATTCTCCGTGTTTAGATTGTTATTTATAGTTTATCTACTATAAATATTGTATACACATAATATACAACATTTTTTCGTAAAAAACAAGCTTTTTTTATGTATTTATTATCTTTAATATTCGTGTTGAAATTCGTGATAACCCGTCCTTGTTGGTGATAAGAATCATGTTCTTATACATCTCCCAAGGCAACTGAAATCGTGTGTCCAGCACACCATTGTTTATTGTTTTGATCAATTCGTTCAGAGCATTTATTGTGTACAATGTGTTGCTCATCTTCTTTCTGTGTAACGATATTGTGTTATTTACAGCATTGAAATCTAATTGAGCATTCTTCTCCACATTATATGTGCAGATCAGCTCATGGTTCTTGTCCTCGTTCTGTAGGACATAAATCTTTTCAAACACTATTGTGAAATTCTTCTGAATATCAGTTAAGGTTTGATCCAACCCTTTGGTTGTCGTGAATGTGCAGAGTAGTTGTGTGTTCACCTTTTTATTCCTATTATTCCCGATGGATTAGTATTTTTTGGCTTAATAGATTTAGTTTTAGTTTTACTTGGTTTTGTTATTTCAAAACCTTGATCACAACTAAATTCCATTCCCGATATAGTATTTATGCCATCCATTTCCACGGTTTTATATTTACCTTTATTAATAACCTCACCTGTTGATTTATCTTTTTTAAAACCTTGTATTTTATGTGACACATTATTAAACCTATTATACTGAGTATCACGGTTATTTATTTCAGCCATTGTAATTCCATGTGCACAATGTTTCATAAAAACATCTCTAACCTTTCTTAAATCATCATCTGCAAATCCGGCTTCTTTTAAGGCTTTTACATTAGTTGATTTCTTTACAAAGGCATTAAAAGCCTTTTCTCCTTTTTTTAATCCTACCTCATAGGCTTTATCGTATTCTTCCTCTGTCATAATACCATCTCTTACAACTTGAGATTTAGTCTCATCTCTTACATCATCCAATTCTTTTATAACTTCATCACTTGGTGGAAACCCATCGGGATTATTATAAACCTTGTCATAAGTATCAAGTAATGATTTTATGGATTTTCGTGTTCCTTTATTTTTGTAAACCGTCAAAGAAACTTTAGCAGCAGATGATGACCTTGCACCTTTATCAAATTTAACACTCTCCCCACCAGAAGCCTCAACACTAACTAAAATCTGTTGAATTGATTCGGCAACCACTTTGGGATCAGAAGTATCACCTGGATCTTTTATAGCAAAAACATCACTCACCTTAAAGGTTTCAGATGCTGGTAGGATAGCATTATATCCTTGTGATAAACGATGCATAAAGGTAATTGATTCAGCCACCTCTGCTCTTGACGCGCCAATATCACCTAAGGCATTCATATCTATTAATATCTCACCCATATCTTGTTCAAATTTTTTAATTCTATCTTGTTGTTCTTCAAATTGTAAGTTATCCCATTCAGAATCATCCAACGGATTTTTTATACCTTTAATTTTTTCTATTAACTCGTAATGTTCCCTTGTCAATGGTGGATGTGGTGGTGTGCTTGCCTCTAATACCTTTTCCAATCCATTTGCAACATTTTGTAAGCTTTGGTTTATAGCCTCTTTCCTACCTTCGGTGGTGCTTACATCTCCATAATCAACTATCTCTAAACCACCCTCTGCATCCGCTAGTAAATCTATTTGGTCATTATATCGTTGTATTCCCAAGACCACGGATCTTGCCTGTCTTTTAGCATCTTCTGGAGAAACTCCTTGTGATATCAATTCCCTCTCTACATTACCTATCTTTGGTACATTTTTTTTCGTGTGAGTTTGTCCTGCCATAGTGGCACTCACAACCTTACCATTCTTTCTTACAACTTCAACCGGTTCTGGTTTTCTCTTTGTGTTAGTAGTGGTTGGTGCCACCATCTTTGAAGAGGTTCTTGAATTCATAGGTGATGCACTTTTTAATCCAATAGCCTGTCTTAATTTTTCAAGTTCTTCATACCTTGAACCATCAGGTGATTTACCATATGCTTTTTTGTTAGGCACTTTTTTTCTTGCTTGTCTCGCAGGCTCTCCACCACCCACAGATGCTTGACCATATCTCCAATCATTGGGATTAATATCAGCTACATAAAATTGTGAGGTACGAGCAGATTTCGTTGGATTTCCTGTTTGATCCTTGACCGCCACCCACCTTTTTATGGCAGCTGATTCTTCATCTGTCATCTCATCAACAGTATCGGTACTGATTTTCTGTATAGCGCTAGCAATATTTTGTTTATCATCATCTGGTATCACCGTGGAAGACTGCACCACTTCGTTAACATCTGTCAAATCGTTGATGATTTTACTTTTATGTTTTCCCCATTGTACATTTTCTGGTGTTTTTTTAGAAACACCATATTCATCCAAATTAAGTTCATCATACCTTTCGATCTGTGTTTTAAGTTTTTTATCTATTTTCTTTTCTTTTTCAGCTTTTCTCTTAGCCTTTTCCCTCTCAGCCTCTTCCTTCTCTGCCTCATCTTTGGATATCACCCCACCCGTGTTGACAAGATTATCATCTCTTTCTCCTGTTTCAGGATCATTGAACATTGGATTATTGTCTTGCTTTATCTTTGGTGGTTCTTTCTTATCGTCAGGTTCTTTCTTATCGTCAGGCTCTTCTTTGGAATCATCTTTCTCATCATCTTCTCCACCCTCTGGCTCTTCATAATCACCAGAGTCCAATGCCTTTTCATAATTATCTTTATTTGTGAATACAGAGATTTCACCGGTATCCTTCTTTTTTAATTTATAAGTATCTTGTTCTAACATCAGTAAAACACTATTTATGATGTTTTCAGAAATACCACGCTTTAAACAAATCTCTTTCAGTAGGAATAGGTGATAACCGTTCTTTGTATTCGGACATATAGAACCTTCAGGTAAGGAAGCTCTCCATTCTGTAAATATTGAATCAACTATTAAACTCATAATCCTTCATTTCTCCGTAAGTGTGACCGGCCTTGGTCTTAACCACATAACCATTTTGCTGAAGTATCTCCTTTATCTTATAAATAGTCTCCACCCCATCTTTCCGATCATAATCAAATAAGAAGCTATCGTAGTTATAATGAACTATGTTCGTGCCTCTACTGTATAAATATCTATGAATCTCGCATAACAACTTAACATTTCTCTCGGTCTCATATGCCTGAATGTAGTAATTGAAGAGCTTCTGTGGATTCATATTGGATAAATTCTTTTTATGTAAAGTTCTGTTGTATATCTTAGTTCTGATAAATTGATTATCATTATATTCTTGCCACATCTTATCGATAAAACTCTTTGTTAGATTCAAAAACTCAACCTTATCAGCAACTGCTTTGGGTATCCCACCATACATATATTGAAATGTCCTTGTCTTACCCTCTTTGACATCAACCCCATATTTTTCAGATAGATAATCATGAACCGATGTCTTAGGAAATTCATATCCAACGAGTTCTCCGATTAACCTCGGATGATAAGCATCAAAATCCATATCAACGAATATATCATTCAACGGAGAGAATCCCTTGCGCTGTTCATTCGTTAGAGCAGCAAAGTTAAGGTTGTTTATGGCATTGGATGGTCTTGATGTCGTGGTGAAAAAATTATAATTCTGAAATACCTTTTTATCCCATATGTACTTAGCATACTTGTGTCCAAATGTAGCGATGAAATCCGTGTTCACCCCAATACCGTTCTTCTCTATGTTGTAAAAAGCATTGGTGAAATCATCGTGAAATTTTACAAATTTTTCAAAGTTTGGCATCCTATCATCTATGATGAACTTACCCAATGATCTACACTTCTCTATGAGTTTCATATAAGGATAGTAATATGTGAAGTCATCCATCTCGGAGTAGAAGTTATCATACTCTATCTCCCACTTTGGTTTATTATATAACCAAAAACTGACAGCGTTTATGTCATAACATTTATAACCATTCTTCATGAATGTCTTATAGTCCAAGCAGAGATGTTGTTCTTCCTTATCCAACTCATTGATACACATTCGTTCTCGGTGTTCAGCGAATACGGTTCTTTGCTCAAAGTTATCATATACAATAACCAGATCATTCTTCGGATGGCACTTGGACCACAAAGGCAACTTTATTATAGGGATAACCACTCCTTAATATAAGGATATTTTATGTAAAAGTCAAGGATTTATAACTTTTCTATGCGAGCTATATATTGACTCGATTCAATATTTACAACTTCTAGTAAGTCATTCCTTATCGTTTTGTAATGGGTGGTTATAGCATCACAGATATCCTTGTACTTGTTATAAGGGCTTTCGGGACGGGGCATCTTTTCAAAAAGATACATTGGAATTTTTATACGCGGAAATACACTAAAATCATCACTTACTGGTATTAGGTGTATAACTGGCTCTTTATTTTCCTTATCCAATCTAGCAAATCTTATGGCAGTTGGAATTCTTAAAATCTTAATATCATCTGAAAAGGTGTTTTTATTTACCCAATAAATACCATCCGTGCCTGTAAAATTTTGGTCTATCAATTTACTATTTAAGGTTGAAAAGGCGTTGATGTTATTATAAGAGGATTCATTTATAGCCTTTACCACATCAAGTTCCTGTTTATCCATTCCTATCTCATCATAGAAACTAATTGAACCATCGTATCCGGCCTCAATTATTTCTTGCATATTTAAATCACCGTAGCTGACACATACCTCTAATCCATCGACATCCGTTTTTGATTTGTCCCATCTTCCCTGCTCAACCTCGGCATGAACCTCAAGATTTTTGATAAAATTATCACTAAGTAACACGGATTGGACAGCATAAGCAAATGCTAAATCCTCTACTTTACCTAACTTACTCACATCACCTAACTTTGATACCTCCCAAATAACCTTTGACTCAGCAACTTTACTTATCTTACCCTTTTTTAAATCTTTAGTTGTTCTAAATTCTTCCCTATTTATCTGCCATTGTATGCCTAAATCCTTTCTCTCAATAGAGGGAATATTGGTTTGAATTCCATGTGATAAAGCTGTTTGAGCTTCGTTTGTCTCTTCATTTCCTTGATTCTTTGTGTTTTTAAGCAAATTAGCTGGAATGACTATCTTTTTAATAGTTCCACTAACATCGGGTTTGTGTTGAGGAAGAACCCTCATAACAGAGGTATATGATGTATCCCAACTCTGCGGAGTTATAGTATCCTCTATACCAACGATCTGAAAGTAAGTTTTGTTTT